TTTTTCTTTATATGGTGTAGGTGCGATATCAATTCTATAAAACATAGGGTCTTGTAATATGTTTACGTTTAAGTCTTGTGCGTTAATAAATCCACGTTCAACCCAATTTTTATGGAAATCGGGTATATGTAAAGCATTCATAATACTTAATGTTGGACTAATATAAAAGTCAACACGTGGACATATTTCTTGCATTTTACGTCTGTTCTCTTCTATTTCACTCCATACAGTATTTTTTCTTATGTATTCAGCACGAGTTCCCATAGCATCTAAACTTGCTCCTACAGCCACAGTATCAAATTTACGCCAGTAATCAAACACCATTCTGTCTTTAAGTTTAATTTGTGTAAAGTTAGTATTATAAATTAATTTAACATTAAATTTTTTCCTACGTTCTAGTTCTTCTAAAATAACATAATGCTCGTCCATCATTAGTGGTTCACCGCCAGCAAAATATATTTGTTCAACATAATCGATATGTTCCATAAGTTGTTCAATCATATCAGTTTCAAACCTACCAGCATAATTTAAAGGTTGATTCATTGCTTTCCATGTTGGACCTGCAAGTTTTACTTGATCCTTATACCAGGAGCTTGAAAAGATATGACCACAGCTCCTACAACGTAAATTACATAAATTACTAAAACGTAAATCCCAATAAGTCATTTTAAAATCATCAACAGTACCATCTTCTTTAGTTTTGTGTATGCGTTGTATATGATGTCCATGGTGCTTATTAGCACTACGTCTGCCACTGAAGAATCCAGAATCTTCTTGCTCATAGCATCTAGTACACATACTATTAGGAGTTTCATTTAACATATCTATTCTAAGTTGTTTCATGTTTTTAGAATTCCAAATTTCTTTTAATGTATTCTTTTTACAGCTACCTAGGCTTGGTTTCATTTCTGCATGACAACAAGGATATGCTTCTCCTGTAGGATAGGTATGTAAGTGTATCCAAGGATACATGCAAAATGTTTTAGATTCAGTAAGTAATTCTTTTTCGTGATCTGATAATTGGTCTGTATTAATCTTTACTGGATCTGAAGAATTGTAATTATAATCTGCCATACCATTCCTTTAATTCTGGAAACGTTTTAACAAAATCTTTATTTCTACGTTCATCATATTGTTTATAAAATTCTTTGAAGTCATTTAATAACTTAGGCATTTCAAATGCTTCGCTATGTGGTGTTTTAACTATGTCTAAATAATCTATTAGACGCTTAACTTGGTTTACTTCCATCTGATGCAATTCAGGTTGATCGCCATACATTAATAAAAACTCTTCTAATTGTGTTTTATATTTTAATTTTATTTTTTTAGGCAACACTAATGCTGATTGAAAACTAGGAAAACGTAATATATTCAATGTAAAATTAATTGCATCAGCACCATAGCTCATTTTTATTCCTACTAACATTTCTAAAAATGTAGGTAAAGATGATAAGCACAAGGCATTAATAGTACACATAACATGTAAGCCACGTAACTTTTTACTTTTAATTAAGTACATTACATTGTTATACCATTGATCCCATTGTAAGCCGTCACGTATATATTCTGCATGTTCGTTCATGCTTTCGTTGCTAGTATATAAATCTATTTTAACATCATTAGTTGCAGATAGTAATTTATCAATACGTTCCTTATCAAATCCTAAGTTACTGTTAATAGCAAGTCTTGTAGTACTTTGTTTTTTGTTTTTCTTAAACCAGTCTAATAATTTCCAGGTATGTCCACTCATTAATGGCTCACCACCAGTTATACGTAACTCATCTAATGTTTCATGTAAATCACTATCCCACCATTTAAAGAAAGCAGTGACATAAGGATTTTCTTCATTGAAGTCGTATAGTTGACTACTCTTATGTGGGTGTGTAAAGTGATTTCTACCATCACTAGTTAAGTTTTTGTATGCACCTTTTTGTTTAATATCTTTAACCCAGGTAGTACTAAATGCAGGATTACAATAGCTACAAGCAAAATTACAAGTTCTATCAAATGCTATTTCTAATGTTTTAAGATTAATATCTTCATTACGTGGAGTATTAAAAGCAATATCAATATCCTTGTCTTTGTAGATGAGTGTTTTATAAACACGATCACTAATAGCATCTTTATCCATATCCTCAATCTTCCAACAATATTCACAGCCCTTTGGTCTTGCACCTTCTTGCATCATGCTACGTTCTAATTTCTTTTGTGGTGTATTATGTAAAGCCTTAGGATTAGCTTTTACTTCTTCTACAGATACCTGATGTGGTAAAGGGTGATGACATGATGTAGTTTGTCCACTACCTAACCATATAGTAGCGTTATACCATTTTGCCGCACAGAATGATTCAGACTTAATGTCTATAACTCTGCGTCTATATTTTAGATCTGTTTCGTTAGTTAGTTTTGGCATTAGTGTTTATTTCAAATAGGTTAAGTAACGCGGAACGTTGCCTGTCAATGAGGGTGCTATTTTCTTCTAAGAAATGTACGCGATTGTGCTGACAAATACTAGCCGTATCCCTTGCAAACTTTGCTAAATCTTTAGATGCTAGTTTGGCAATTTCTATTGCTATTTTCTGCAATCGAATATCGTGATTTGTCTCTAAATCAAATGATTCGTCTATATAATCACTAAAAGTCTTATATCCTCTTTTATGCAGGGCCACATATATACCTGCAGTTGATACTAAAATAAATGGATGTCCGGCTAGCAAGATCTTATATATTTTTTCTGTAAAAAAAGTAGTGTGTCCGTAAAAACGAGTCTCTGTTATAACTGAAAAATATGTATCGTTGTATAACTCTGGCAGTATGCGTCCGTCTGGCCATCGGTGATCATGCTGAGAGCCTTTGTTGAGAAATTCAGACGGATTAGCGCCTTCATTAAAAAAATCAGCATACCTGTTAGGCAAGAATTGCTTATCGTCGTCTGACAACGTGTCGTAGACACCCAAAGCAGACCACAACGATTTATCTAACATACCTGATTCTTTTAATAATGCAAGCAATGAGATCCGATGCTTAGTCATGTTCTTATTTAAATATAAAAACTGATACGGTTTTGCATCATTAACGTAATTTACTGTTTGTATACTCATTAATGTGTTGTATCGATCCACTGTGATCCCACTAAAACTATCTAGGTTAGCGTTTTTGTATTCGCCTGGCAATTCGCCACTGGTGATAAATCTAAGTCTACCTTTCTCTGCGTACTGCATTAGCATAATATATATTTCAGCAGGTAGTCCGTTATCTCGTATGAATTCTAATATGTTTTCTCCCTCCCCGACCTGGATTGCATAGATGTTGCGGTCATTATCGCTCCCTAAGAAAGATAGCAGGCCTTCAAGCTCAGACTGATTAAACTTAAGAATACTTAGTATTTGAATTATTAAATGTCCAGTTTCTGTACGTAATGCATCTGATAACGTATCATGCTCTATAATATCAAGCTCTGTGTGCAGTAAATCTAAGTATTCTAAATCTTGATACCACCCAATACTATGTAATTTAATTTTTGGCATGTTGCTCACACTCTAACCACCATTCACGCATTTTAGGAAATGTTTTTAAAAAGTCTGTTCCTCTGCGTTTATCGTGTTCAGTAAAAAATCTATAGAAGTCTGCTTTTAATTCATTCTTACGTTCTGTGGTTAAGTTATCTTCACGCATCCAATCTATGTCGCGTGTTAATCTTTGCATTTCATAATCTTTAAAACCTTTAAACCTTGACTCTTCTGTTTCTCGCCAACGAAACATCCAAGCCCATAAGTGTTCTAATTGATCACTATAACTTTCTGGTAGTAAATCCATACGCATCCATTCAGGTGTACGTAGTAACGGTGTATCAAACCATACTCGTTGATATGTGTTACTATAAATTTGTCTAAGCCCATGTATTGCCGCTAGTAAATGTGGCACACCAATAACATTTAAATTTGTCATTGTTATAATAAAAGTAATACTTGAACGCTCTGGAACTTCAACTAAAAATTGATTTACTCTATCCCATAATAAATCAAAATCTAATCCGTTGCGTATATATTCTGCTTGGTCACCAAAACTATCAATACTTACATATTGCATAAAGTGTTCAACATTTTCGCCCTCACATATACGTTTAACATATTGTAAATATTTTTGCCATAGTTTTTCAGCTACACTAAAGTTTGATGTAACATTTAAGTGTAAATCAGACTTTGGATTGTCTAATACGTAATCAAACACACGATAAGTATTGTTATCCATTAATGGCTCGCCACCTGTCATACGAAAATGTTTAAGTTCAGGGTAGAGCGTAGGCCACCACTTCCAGAACGCCTCTAGGTATGGATTATGCTCTCGAAATGGTATTGGCCTACGGTCTCTAGTAAAGTATTCGGGATCGTTGTGTGGAGTCGATGTTGGCCATGCTCCATACTTTTTTGATTCACGTTCCCATTCTGTAGAGTACTGTGGAGAACAGTAACTACATTTTAAATTACAATTATGATTAAAATTTACTTCAACATAGCTTGGTATAATATCTTGATCCCAGGGTTGACTAACAATTTTATCAAAGTCTGTTGCCGCCCATGGTTCACCAGATCTATAATGTCTATCACTTAAATTACCTGCATCTTCTATTGTCCAACAATAACTACATTCGCTTGGACGTTTTCCTTCAAGCATTAATTTTCGTTGTTGTTTTTTGTGTGTAGTATTATGTAATGCCGCAGGGTTCTTAGCAATATCATCAACAGAGATACGGTGTAATGGTGGGTGATAACAACTATTATTCCATCCAGTTGATAAGTGTAAACTAACTTGTTTCCATTTGGCCAAGCACATACTTGGACTAACAGAGTCTAGTTTTTCTTTAATTTGTTCGGCATCGTTAAGAAATTTACTTTTAAAGTCTTTTCCTACTTCATCGCCTTTATTTTGTTTAGTCAATTTCTCTTACCATTAATCCTCGATTAGTCCAGTTAGAAAGATAATGATGTTTAAAAAATGCACTATGTTCAGCATTATAATTAAGATAAGGTAAATCTAAACGTCTTAATCCTCTAAAACGTCTTAATCCTCTAGCAAGTTCAATATAAGTTTCTTCTGGGTTTACTTTTTCTTGTCCACTTTTTTTATTCCAATAATTTTCTAGCCAATCAAATGATCTTACTTGGGTATAATCCCAATCAGTTGATAGCATAGTTAAGTGTGTTCCTTCTCTTGCACCAACCATTGCCCATATACCATTTTCAACATCTCTCCCTATGTTGTGCCAAATAGTTAAATTATTCATGTTTTGTTTATGTACTAGGTCTTTAAATTCGTTTATGCTAGGTTTCTTTCCTTGAACTAAACACATTTTAACACCTTCTCTAAAACCTGCTCGCCATGCTTGAAATTGTGATTGGTTAGGATATGTTGTTGAATAACAATCATGCATGGCCCAATACAAAGGATCAAAACAAAATTCTACTTGAGTTTTTTTATCGCCATCACTGGACTCGTGTGTACGCATATTCATTACAAACTTTTTAGTCCAAGAACTTAATCCACCATTACCATACATCAGTCCATTAATATTATTTCTAGCTCGCCAACGATAAACTGCTTGTTCTTGTTCTTTGTTTTCAAATTTAAATGTTAAATTAAAAAACTCTGGCATTGGCATATTATCGCCATCAATTACTATAAAGCGTTCTGTGTTACTTTCTTCTGCACAAGCCTTGTGTGCCGCGTCGGATCCTTTAACACCATCAACTCGTTTAACCCATGGAATCATATTGCGTAACTTAATCCAGAACTCTTCTTTTTCTGGTTCGTCATATGTCAAAAATAGAACATCTAGGTCTGCTATATCAAGATTCATCATAGAATTTTAATTCCCAATGTTGCCCTTTACCTATTATAGTAATGTCGTCTTTAAGTGTTTCTGTTCCTTTATTACTAGGAATTAATTTGCATATCTGTTTTGGACCTTTATTTGGGTTTATTAATTTTTTATTTACTACCTGTAAATCGTAGCGGCTTTCGTGAAATGTTTGTTTGTTTATTACTATGTAAGGACCAACTAACTCATGTTCACTTGTACCATAACCCATAACACTTCCATCAGGATAATAATATAATCTATAATATTCGTCATCGTCTAGAACCCAGGACTTAGTGGATATTTTTTTTAATTTTTTATTGTGCTTGTCTGCGGCTTGCCAAAAGTTTGTCATAATGTTCCTCTAATATCGGTGCAAGTTTTTTAATATAATAATGTGTTGGTACTGTTTGTTGAATCGAATTAATTTTTAAACCTTGTTCATTAAGTTCCCATACAAGTTCCTTAGTCCAATCAGCCTTATCACAGAAATTAATTTTACCTTTCATGTGTGCAAATTGGGGCCCTTGGCAAGGAAGTAAAAACTTTTCTGGGCCTAGCATTTTAATAGCTACCGCGTAAGCAGTATCTGTATCAGCTTGCCAACAATCCCACCCTTTCACATTTTCAATAACCTGATCCCAATTTTCAAATAGTTCTCTAATCAAATCAAAAAATTCTTTTGCAGTTTCTGATAAACGCCAATAAGTTATAGCGTTATAAACATCGGGTAATTGATTAGTATCAAACCATTTACGATAATCTCTTATTTTTGTTTCTTGTCCATAAAAATTTTGTGCATGATGTGCAACAACTACATCATGGTTTTGAAACGTAGTCCACCAATGTTCAATAGACCCATTTAAAATCATATCAGCCTCTAATTTAATAGTTTGTCTAAAAGGGCTAGAGCTAAACACTTGCCAATCGTTTGCCCAACCGCCTTTATCTCCATATGGTAATTTAATACAATAATCAAACAAGTCATCATCATGATTACCTAATAAACAGATTTTAGCGTTAGGCATAAACCAACGTATACTTTTTGCTAGGGCTCTTGCACAAACAAGATAATCTTGTGTATCTGTACTTTGTGCTACAATTAAATACCCACGCTCGTCACGCACTTTCAATAGCTTTCTCCAAACTAATTTTATTCAATAAATGTAAATCTTGTCCTTTTAATTTTAAACGCTTAGGAGTGGCATGTTTATTATACTCCAAGGTTATTGTATCCTTGTTTATACTAATTTCAACATCAGTAGATGCAGTTGGAAGGTTCCAGGGAATCTTATGTTTATTAGATATTCTGTGTCCTTGCAATACTGATAATGCTATAGAAAAAGCATAATCATTTCTAAATGGCTTACGATTAAAATTATATAATCTAGAATAGTGTGAATAGTTTTCTTTAATCATTTTTACAAAATCAAATATATCGCGAGTAAAATTATTTTTTTTAAAATAACATACAGTTGCCCATGTCTGTGGAAATTTATGTCGCCCAAAGAAGTTATGTGAATGAAAATTATTTCTGCCAGTAACATCTAATACTGATTGGTGACAGGCGAACTCTAATGGGCTATCGAATAAGCGTAGTAATAAATCACTGCTAACTATATAATCAGCATCTAATATAATAGTTTGATCGTATGGTGAATGCTCCCAGGCATGATATCTACCAGCATTAAACCAAGTTGCTAATTCTCGATTTTGTGTTGGGTGCATTATTCTTGATCCACCAAACTCTGCAATGGCTTTTCTATCAGTAATTATAGTAGCAGGTAGACCTAAATATTTCTTAATACGTTTAACACTCCATTCGGCTATAGCCTCATAGTCTGTAACCTCATTGTTAAATGCATAAAGTAAAATACCTTTTGTCATCGTTCAGACTGCAAGTTTTCTAACTCAACCCGCCAGGCATTTAATTGCTCTTGCCAGCGTTCAGTAACTAGGTTAAGTAAATGTTTACGATTAACTGTAACAGGAGTGTCATATAAATCTACTATTGTTAATTCGTCTAAGTGAACAGTTGATAATAAATTAATTAATTCAGGACCCGCTTTCCACATACCACCAGAATCTGCAAAGATCATTTTGGCTTGATACCGTTCTTTTAAGGTTTGCCTGGCGGCTCCGTGGTCGAAACGACGTTTAATTTTATCGGTTATTTTGTTATCCATACCTAATAGTAGTTATTAATATTGAAATAGCGGCCAAAATAAAAGGGCCAAACGCCCTTTTATGAATAAATTAAAAGTTATTAAGTTTCTGCAACAGAACCACTCAGTGTGGGTGTACCCCATGTATTTGAAAGTATAGCAGTAGCAGGTTGTTTAACTACCCATGTAGCAACAAAACTACCTTGTACTATATCTAAATCTGCATGATCTCCTGTTGAATGAGTAGGATTAGCTGTATCAGCCGCGGCATCTTCACATGTTGTAGTAAAAACAATAGTTGTGGCTGAACCAGCGGCAGCGTCTGCCTGAGCTTCAATTTTAATAAAGTTAGCTGTATAAGGTGATGTGTCAGCAAACTGCACAAATAATGTTTGATCACTTGTTGTTAAAGCATGAGCATCAATTGCACTAACAGAACTGCCCGAGCCTGGGTCACTTCCACCAATTTGAGTTGTACCTGAATATGCTACACTAGCTATTGTATGACTATGCGAACCTGTTAAATGAACTGTTCCACAGTTAGCACAAAGATCTGTCCATTCTGTATTTTTATCTGTGGTTGCACCACCAGAACGTGCAAATGTCATTGCAATGGAGCCGCCAGCATTAAAAAAGTATCGAAATTTAGCCGCTGTATCAAAATCTATGGTCATTGTATAAATTAATCGAGTTGTCCAATCAGCCGTTTCAGTAACTATACCGCCTGATGTTATATCTGCTCCAAAAGCATTAGCAGAGAGACGACCATCATATACTGCTGTAACATTAGCTTGAACAGTACCAATAGCCGCGATAGTATCAGTGTTGTCTAATGTTGCATAAGTGGCAACACTAGTGGCTTGGTGTGTTCCTATGTTTTCAATTCTCGTAAGTAAAGTATTCCATTGTGCGGCTGTAATTGTACTACCAGCGGATACTGCCGCTACGGCACTACCTTGGCCATACCCTAAATCTCCTGTACCAACGCCCCAAACTGAATTTACATTATCTACCGTGTGGTCTGCGGCACCTGCGGCACCTTGTGCAAAAATATTATATTCATCATCTAATATTGTGTCGCCTGTTGAATAAGCCATGTTATTTTATCCCTCTCCGTTCTTAGTATTAATGTGAGATTGCAACAATCGCTTCAACTGTGCCCTCTTCTGTTGTATATTTATTCGTTAATGATCGACCGATGACATTAAATGAATTTGTTTCTCCTGATTGAGCGGCCCTTGCAAGACCGTTTCCTGCAGAAACCAACCTATCACCTTTGTTTACTGTGCCAATTACACGTACAGGTGTTCGACCAGATAAAGCAATTTTAGGGTGTGTTTCATTACTTCCTGCATTTGAATTCATTAAATATGCGGCGTGTGTACTAACAACACCAAAAACTTCTTCACTTAAATCTTCACTTGCTTGAGTAACTTCAGCAGATCCACCTAATGCAACAACAGTACCTGGATCCATTTCACAATCAGCTTCAAAGCGTTCAGCTAAATCCGCGTATTGTGCTGAGCTACTAAGACCTGTAAATGTTACGGCCTTAATTTCTTTATATTGCAATGCAGTAGTACCTAAGTTAATTGTATTATTAGCACCTGGATTAATGTTTCCATCAGCACCCATAATGTTTAATACTGTAGTGGTAACACCACCATCATTAATTTTAACTAAAATATTACCATTGCTTGTTTGATTTTGTATAACAGCGTCGTTTGTTGCAACAGATAATTTTAAATCACTATCAGCACCAACAACTACACCGGTATCATTTAATACACCAAGTGTTCCAGAAGTAGTATCATTACCGGTAGCACTCAAAAAGCCTGTCGAATCGATACTGTCTAATAGTTGAGCATTTGAAGATGTACCAGTAAGAACAGCACCACTTACTGTAGTACTAATATTAATACCAGGAACAACAGTAGCAAAACCTGAGATACTAACAGCCGGAGTAAATGTAGTATCTTTACTAGTAATGGAAACAACTGTAGATGAAACATACATTTTGACCACAACATGATCAACTGCTGATCCATCTTGAACTGTTTCTACAATGGCGCCTGATGTGCCTGAACCTGCTGTAAATGATGGTCCAACTAAAATGTGTGTGGTACCATTATAAACTTTTAATTGTTCGTTTGTGCTATCAAACCACAAATCGCCAGCAACTTGGCCAGACGGTGCAGTTGTAGCACTTGTAGCAGATCCTAAATTTTTAAATAGTGTACCACTATAAACTTTTAGTAAACTATTAGTTTTATCGTACCAAAGTTGTCCTGTTAATGGTGCAGATGGCTGACTAGTATTAGCGTTGCTTTCTAGCAACTTTATGAAGTTTTCGTTTAAAAACTCACCATAGCCAGCGTAGTTCTTTCCAACAACAGTTACGGAACTGTCAGTGTTAATGGTACCATCTGCTACTGTAGCAAAAATTGTACCATCTGTTAAATTGATTGTGTATGCCATTTCTTTATCTCCGATTCTTTGTATTATTTATCAATTTCTTTAAGTATATACTTTTTACGTAGTACTTAAATCAGTCAACGTCTGTATTCTAACAGTATAGTCGATCTGAATTTGCCTATTCAGGCTTTTTTGTACTGGGTGAAAAATTACATGGGTTACTAGATCAAGATCAGTTGATGATCCTTGCCATGATGTTAACCCCAATTCATCAAATACATACTCTCCATCGAGATTTACTGAGTTATCAAATGCTTCTTGTCCAGCCGGCTCACCATAATCTAGTAAACAAGTACATACAATATCTGTATAAACTTTACCACTTGTATGTGATACTGTAAGTTTGTTTCTTGATGGGTCAGTATTTGCCGCGGCTGTATCATCTACTACTTTTGTATATGTTTTATTATATAAGTCAGCATTTGTGCCTGTTGTATTTGGTGGAAGATATGTAATAATTCCTGTAGGATCAACTGAAGATCCTCCGTTGCCAAAGCACATATTATAAATGTGACCTAAATTCTTATTACTCATTGCCTGTGCTAAACTATTAGAAAAATTTTCATAATGAATAGCATTGCGTTTATCAACAAAAACTTCATCATTATTAGGGTCAAATATTTTAATATGCCCTTCGATTAATACTCCGCCTTTCTCGTTAGGTGTAGGGGTATTTTCTTTTTCATTTTGAGTTTCATTATTTGTATTTTCTTCATTCATACTGTATTTACCTTAGTTTTATTACTCGTTTCTTAAGAATTTTGCCGGTATAGAATCTGTCTTTTGTAACGGATCTTCTTGTATAATTGTTGAACCATCATCTACACCATCTGTACTCTTATATAAGAATGTAGTATATGGCCAGTCAAGATATTCACCAATACTCTTATTATAAACTTTAGTTGCTGTGGCATGTGTACTAAGTGATGTACCTGCTGTTCCTCTACGTAATCCACCTAATTTATTATTAGTTATATCTCTAGTACGATAAGTGATACGTTCTTCATCAATTATAATAATTCCAAAAACATTATTAGTTAAATCTGGTGCACCTAATACACTAGCATCATTAACATAAATGAATAAATCTTCTTTTCCAAGCGGAGAAGTTAATTCTGTTGTTTTGGTTTCGAGCTGTCTATAAATTGCTTTATTACCTTTCATATCATGGAAGATATTATATTCTAGTCTAGCTGGGACTAGATTTTCACTTGTTAATGTAACACTTATATAATCAGTAGCAGATATACTAAGTGACGTAAATTCAATTTTGCTAATATCCCCGTCTTTAAGTTTAAAATCTGATCCATAGAATTTACGTTGACCATTAACATGTACTATTAATTTTTCTGGTTTAGTAATATCTCTACCTAATTCGTATTCTGATACTAAAACTTGAGTTGTCACAACTTTATCAAATGGTGTAGCAGTTTCATCAAAACCCACCATATCAAAACCACTTGGTGTCTCAACAGTTACAATTGATTGACCATCATAGACTTTGGTTACGCCATCAAGTCTACCAGTCTGATTAAAAGTTGTAACTGAAATATGATTATCTGCAGGTAATGAAACTGTAGATTTAATTGTTAATATATTTGTGCTTGGATCAATGGTATATTCAGCATCTGTTCTTATAAAAATCTTTATTTTTTCTTCTGGATATGGAGGTGTTGCTAATATTACGCTACGTGATGAACTACCATCTGTTGTTGTAAATGTATAATCAGCACCTAGTGTTAATTTTATATCATCTTTATAAACAGCCAATTCATTGTCTGCGATACTACTAACAGAAGTATCAGTTGTTTGAAATAAAGTATAAATTGTTGTTGATCCATCTGAATCAAATTCAAATCCTTCAGGCGGTCTTAATCTTAATCCATTCAATTCAACAATAGCGAGATCTGAATTACTACCCGATAAATCATTAGTTAAAGCATAATCATAACTTGAATTATCAGTTGAAATATTTTGTGTTATAGGATTATTATGCATTATAGATAATGATGCATTAAATTCATAATAAATTGTTAATGCACTATCTTGTTCGTTATCTTCAAAACCTAAAACATCTATAGCGATATAATCTGTTGCAGTTACAGCTTGTTCTTTCTTAATTAATATCTTTGTTTCAAAACCATATGTAGAATTATCCCAGGTGCTTGCACTATCATAATTGTCTATGCTATAGTTTGATGTAATACGTTTACCATTAATATAAATTACAACATCTCTTATTTCTTCATGCTTAACAGGAACAATGATATGTACTTCATTGTTGTCTTGTATATAATCGGCTGGACTATAACTTTGTTGCCATAATTGATTACCGCCGCCAATACCATATGCAGTAATTCCAATTACATCATTTGTTGAGGCACGGAAATCAGTAGCTGAGCTAACAAGTGTTATAGTTTTACCTAACCAATCTACAGTAAAATCTACAGTAGCGGTTTCGCCAACATTATTAAACCTTAAACTTTTACCTGTGGTAAGGTTGAATACTCTTAATTCAAAAGGATCATCTAATAAAGTACTAAAACTATGAATCATAGTTAATCCGTCCCACTGGAAGAATGATGTTTTCTCAGTAAAACAAAGTCCTTTATTAAGATAGTCTGCACCAGGTCTTGTGAGAACTGTAAGATTTAATGTATCAAATATTGCTCCTGGCAAAAATTCTTCTGGTGCATGACTGCTATAAGTGTCTATAAATACACCGCCTCCAACATTAATATCTGTGCTTAATGTTCCAAGATATGAATTTGTAAATGCACTACTTTGATAAATGGTATCTAAAATTACATCACTATATGTAGGTTTACCCTCAGGACCAAAGTCTAAGTTGTCGTATGGATTAATATCAAAGTTACCAACATTGAATCCAGTATTTTGACTAAACGTTGGGCTTGTTACTTTTACTCCCGGATAATCTATTCCGGATATTAATAATCCTAAGTCAATACCTGGCATGTCGCTAGTAGGAGCATATAATCCAGCAGTTCGTTCTATACCTGTTAATTCACTAGCATCAACTAATGTATAGTTTAATGGATTAAATGTTGCTTCACTTAATGTAGAGCCATCACCAGTAGATGCTTTATAAACTTTATTATTATAACGAACTAACTGATCAAGTGTATAAACTGTACTTGCGGCCCAATCAACTATTGAACTAGAATACTCATATCTGTCAAATTTAATACTAGTTTTATAAGATCTAACACTACCAGGGCTACATACGGCTATAGCTGTTGCACCAGTTCCTCCGCCCTGAGATATTGTAATAACTGGGGTAGAAGTATATCCAACTCCACTATTAGTAATTGTAATTGCGGTAACTGCACCAGCTGTATTAATAACAGCCACCATTGTTGCTTGAGTAGTGCAATCTCCTGTAATTGTAACTATTGGTTTACTAGTATAGCCACTACCACCGCTAATAACAGTTATTGAATCAATGGATAATGTAAAATTATTTTTCCAATCTTTATAAGGTTGTGTTAACCAAATTGCATCGTCAAGATCGTAATATTCACCTGAACCTCTGACACCACCTAATTTATGTTGTGGGCTGACGTACTTGGCTAATGATGTATTATATTGAGATGGCAAATCAAAGTCTGATGTGTCGCTGTTTGCTGTATCGACTCCAGTGTACTTTAAATTAAATTCTTTAATTTGTGTTCTGTATGGTTTAACTTCACTTAAATAACTTTCAATAAATGTTTGGTTATCATTTTGTAAATTAGTAAATGTTTTTAATTCACGTACAGTATGTTCAACATCAATTAAACTTGTTTTCATTAAGAAGTCTGAGGTTTCTTGTTCGCTAAAAATATATTCAAATATTAATTTAATTCCCTCAATTCTGTGTGATGCTAAATCATCAACGAATAATTCTTCATTAATTGCTTTAATAATTTGTCTTGTTTCTAATACTGGCTCCTCATCAAAATATTGTGCATCAAATACTTCTCTAGAGAAACCATTATTGCTCACACTATAATCATGTAATGTAGACTTTATTTTTATAGTACCAGTTTGTAATCCGACCCGTTCCCAGGTACCGTTTGGTTTAAGTTCATGTCGTTCCCATTTATTTTGGGCATTGGCTGTTACTTTAACAATAGTGCCGGCTGGAACATCAGTAACAGTTTCTAATGCAGATACAGTTGCAACTTCTCTAACAGGATTAATATTTTTATTATATCCAATCGCCCACCAATGTGTATATTCCCAATAATTGGGAGTTTTATAATTTTGTATTCTAGTAACTAGCGTTGTTGTTTTATCACTTTGTAATGTATAAATTGCCCAAAGTCCGCCATTACTGCCATCGGCCTCTACTAGATATCTATGTCCTGCACTTACTAATTCAAATTGTTGATATTCAAGTTCAATTTCGGTGGCTACTTTTGTATCCCAGGTATTACTAGTAATACTTGGTTCGTTTTCTTCGCTATCTAATAACTTAAATGTTTTCATTTCAGTGATTGGATATATTGCTAGGTTTGAATTAGCTCTAGTGATATAATTTTTAAGGGCACTAAATCTATCTTTAAACATAGATTGCCTTGGTCTAAATTGTACACCAACTTTATCTTGATCAGATAGTGTTATATCTGGAACTATGTTACCAGCTGAGTCAACGCCACAAAATGAATCTTGTAATTTACGATATACTCGATCGCTTAAAAATTCTGCAGGATCGCTGTCTTTAATTAATTCGTATTCTGCATGAATATTATTTTCTGTATTTTCTCTATCAAATTCAATATGTACAACACTATCATTACTACTAATCAAAGATTGAGAATTATAAATTGCAAATGCATTTGATGCAATAGCACCTATATATGGAATACCACTTGATTTTGGATTTTCAATATATTGTGCAATAACAACAGGACTTAATGTTTTGCCATGAAATGTGTCAGCAACTTCTAAGTCTTTAACCCAGAAATAAAATTTTGTTTTAATTGACCCATTTTCAATAACATCACTTAATTGTGTATAAGATGTGGTATTGTATGGCGTTCCTGTTTCTTCATAGTCTTCTGGTTGAACATCGCTTGATACCCATTGATAGATATCTGCGGTTGATCCTGTAAATAATTGACCTAGACGTTTTGCTTTATAATCTTCAGTATCTTGGTTGTAGTTTAAAAATCTAGTATTCGTAACGTCCCACCAAATTCTTCCTACATGTTCTTGTCCCCAAACATCTCCATAGGTGTTTATAGATCCTTCGCTGTATCCTGCAGGATCTTCGGGTGTAATAATATCAATATTTTCTCTAGCAACGCCTAAAATTTTACCTTGTAGTGGATCAATATAATCTAAATATGTTAATATATCATTATCACTTATATCATATAAAAAACTAGAATCAAGTAAAGCAGTATTAACAGTTTTTGTTTGCTCTCTTTTAACAGACCAAGAACTACGGTATTCAGTATCATAAAATCTAACTATTCTACCCGAGTCTGTTAATGTAGTTGTATCATAACCTGGGCTACCAACTAATAATTTACCAGAAACATAGTCAACGCTTTTTCCATAATCATTTAGTGCTGTTACTTTAGTATCAGTTATTTGTTGTCCATAAACAAATTTACCAGGATTAATAAATGTGTCAGTGGTTGATTTTAAGTAATCAAATGTGTAAACTGCACCACTGGCCGTCTGAATGTCTTTAATTACAGTTGCACCAGCATCAAATTTAGTTTGTAAGGTTGCACCCATAGTTGCTATATCAAATGTAACGATTAAATTTGTTGCACCGCCAGGTGCACCAACAGCTATTCCTAACGCATTACTACTAACATCTAAACTGTGGCCAAATCTTGCAAATTGACGTGGAAATGGATTATACATTGTCTGCATAAATGAGAATATAGTTAATCCTAAATCAGTTAATACTGATTCATTACCAGTTACCGGCCACACTATAAGTTTATTATTCAGTGCTGTTGTAACTAAACTATCTAATGTTAAATGTAATTTATTGCTTGAATTACTAGCAGTAACATTTGGAATATTTGCATTATTAATATCAGTTACTACATTATCTAATGATGTTCCAGTAAAAGTAACATAGAAGTCATTAATTCTAATTCTCTGCCCTATAGTAACTGTTGGGTTCTCTACAGTTCCTGTAATTAATCCGTATACTCTAGATTTGTTTATAAATCTAGCTACACTTCCTGCATCATCTTTTATAATACCTTCTGTATTAGATTTAGTGTCTCCTGGGCAACCTGCGTATATAGAACAGTTATATGAACAAATTTTAACGTCATATCCAAATTCTGCATCTCCTACTACTGCACTAGATGATAAAATTTCTACTAATGACATATTATTAGTTTCAATATCAATAAAGTCACCAATTTTTATTCCAGATGCTGTTTTAAATGTAACTGTTGATCCACTATAAGTATAACCACCAGAATTAACTACATTATCATCTTCAAGTATTTTTTCATTAAGTAGTACCGTTGGTACTCCTGTTATAGCACTAGTTGTTGTATATGTAACAGTATCTAAACCTGAGTCGCCATAGTCAACAGTTTTTGTAAGGTGAAATCTTTGGCAGTCCCTATCATATACATATATTTCACCAACACCAAGTGCCGAGTCTCCACCAGCACCTTCTAAAGCACCAATAGTAACTTGTCTGCCATCTGTTGTTGTCGCTAAACTATGACCAAAACGCATAGGATCACTTGTTGGGTTGCTGATTGTTGCAAATAAACTAAAATAGTCAGTACTATTAATACTTGCAACTGCACTAGATGCCGGTGCAGTAGTAAATGTAATTACTTTTGTTCCTGAATCATATGTATAATCATAATGTGGTCTTTGTAAAACATCATCTAATCTAACCTGGAATGCTTCTATAGATGTAGCCTGTTTTAATGTTGCAAGGCTAAAATCTACAGATGACCCATCAAAAGTTGTAATTGTTGATGTTGATAATCTTTTAATTTTAATTGGCAATCCTGCGGCTGGTGCAGTAACAAAAGTAATAGTTTTTAATGCTGTTGAGTATGACCACTGAGTTGTAAGAGTTTGTATAACATTGTTTACAACAACAGAGAGTTCATCAGTTGAGTCTACATCAACTAATCCAGTAATATCAAATTCTCTAGTCGATCCATCACCAGTAAATCTTTGCAGTTGGTCTTCGTATTCATTTAATTGGTATCCATATACTTTATCTATACCTGGTGCACCAACCCATATTACTCTTGAGTTTTGACTTATAGCAACACTATAACCAAAGTCACTCATTGTTGAACTACTTCTTCCTGTAGGTACCGTTAATAATTGATAATCTTGAAATACTTCTGAATTAGGTAATTGTCGAATAATAACTGCAAAACCTTCTTCACTTTGTGATAATCGAGCACCTGTTATATGCCATTTATTATCACTACTACGTACAACAGTTCCAAACCCAGAAATTCCAGTTGCACCACATGTTAAATTTTCGGAGTGACTAAGTGTAGTAGCGGTATCACCTTCAACATATACATCTACAACACCTGTTCCAGCATCTGGTGATCCTATTAATGCTACCTTTCCATTTTTAGATTGGCTTACACTAGATCCAAATTTTCCATTTGCTACGGCTGAATATGGATCAATATTAGTAGTATTTGCACTAGTAAATGGTTGTATTTTTTCTAGTGTAGCCCATTGTCCTGAATTGTATTCTTGTACCCATATTTTTTCGCCTGTAACCAGTTCAGTTACATAAGATAAATCAGCAACATCACTTGCTTGAGTTACTTTTGCTGTTTTTAAAATAAAAACAATACCTATATCAGTCTGTGTTAATGTATTATTCAATCCTTCAGGGAATGAAAAATTAACTGTTATTTGACTTAAATTATTCACACTTGCAACTTTAAATGCACCATCTAACTCTGTTTTAAAATGTTTAATTATAAAAATATCATTTTTAACAAGCTCGTGCTTGCCATCAAATGTAAATGTAGTGGTCTCATCTAAATTATCTACCATTGCAATTAATTCAGCTTCTTGCAAACTAGCTCTATAAACATTCCAGGTATAACGATTATCTTTAGCTATCCATATTTTAGAACCTTCTGTAATTATATCTAGCTTATTAACTATTTCAGAAAAGTCATCAAGATTAAAACTCTTGACTTCAACGTCATCAAAATGAACAAATCCAGCATCTGGCAAACTTTGATCATTATTAATAAAATCTGTAGTAGGCAGTATTGCTGTGGTTGTAATATTATAACTTGATTTATAAATGTCTGTAATAAAAGTATTTTGATCTGCTGTGGCGTTGTCTAAATCCTCAATTATTTTTATAGTTGATGGGTTACCGGTAGAACTAGACGCATTTAATTTTACTTCAAAATAACTTCTATTTTCACTCGCACCGTAGTTGCCTAATTTTATTGCCCAGTTTTCGTGTATGGTATAGTCACTAAGTTCTTTAGATAATTTAGAATTTTTAAATATATCAAGTGCCTGTGTTGTTCCTTTGGTTCCAATGAAGTTACTATAGATACCCATTTGACTAATGTCATTTAGATTTAATCCTTCCATATAATCACGAGTTTTAAATCCAACTAATCCAAAGCCAAGTTGATCAGCATCTGATTCTAAATTAGCAAGAGTTTTATTATAAAAACCTTCACTTTCATTATTTTTCAAATATATATTTGGAATCATACCTTTTTTAATTTGATCGTATTCTGTTTCTACCCATTTAGTCACATCAAATTTTTCTGATGGTGGAACCGGTTCTACGGCACTATAAAATTTACTTTTACGTAAAACTATTTCACCTTTATAATATTTTATATTCGAAGCCCACTCGTTAACTGTAGATGAGTCATTTCTAAATAAGCCTGGAGAATTAAGTGTTCCATCCCAACTATCAGTATTATATCCAACAAGTTTTAATCGTGCCTGTCTTTGCCCTGTAGAAGGATTATAAAGTAAGTCATTAAACACACTAGTATTATCAAATAACAATACATGTTCATAACTTGTAAACTTCAATTCTATGAATGATATAGCGTCTTCGTTGGTTGAAGTAATTGTAAATTTATTGTCAATTCTGTCCCAGATTAAATCTTCATTATTAATTTTTACTTTATTTTGATTTAATACAAAATCATTAGCTGTTTGTCCTAATATAGGTGCAACTATTGCATTAGTTCTTTCAATTTTAAGTTTATTTGCATTTGGGTTTAAGTTAATAATACTTCCGTCAATCCACCCTTGTTGACTCCAGTATAATAATTCATTAATCATTTGTGACCAATTTAAGAAATATTCATTTTCTCGGTCATCAAAAATAAAACCTTTAGATTCTAACCATTTTCCATATGAATTTAAAAAGTCGCATGCAGTACCAACATTAGTAAAGGTATATCCATATGGTACTAATTTTTCTGTTGTTGAAAAATCTTTAGACAGACTGACTTGAGTGGATCCAACATTAAATGAAGTAACATTGCCATTAGGTATACTTTCAAATATAGTAAAATATTGATTTGTTTTGCCTAGTCCAAATATAGAGAATCCACCCTCAACTTTTTGTACAATTACACTACTATAAGCTACTGTATCAAAGATTTCATTATTATATGTTAATATTTCATAACTTTCATCTGGTAATAATAAACTAGTGTTCAAGCTATTTGTGGATGTTTTTTCTGTAAAAACTTTAAGGTATTGTTTATCAGTATAGCTTGCTGTTCTATATGATAATTGTATAGTAGAATTACTTAAAAGATTTTTAATATGTGTGTTTGAAGAAATACCTTGTACACGGCTATGACCATCAATCCAATTTATATAACTATGTTTTGGTGTATCTTCTCCACATAATTCAATAGAGGTAGTTAACCTGTCTCGACTATCATATAGATAATGCCCTACTGAAGTACTATATCGATATCTATCTATATCTACATTTAAAGTAAAATATTTTGCAGGTTGTGTTTGTGCCAGTAATTTTTGTATGGCAAATGCCCAACTACTACTTTTCCGCCAAGCATTTTCAGCTGGACCTACATCTCCAGCATCCCACGATTTTTTCAAACTTAATTCGTCGTAGTTTTTAACTAATACATCAAAGATTGATTTAGTTGCACCTTCGTCATCTGTGGGTTTAATTGTTTCTAAACCTGGACGCACAAAGTCTGTTAGATAATATACACCTGCAGGATCAACAACTTTACCTAAAGCAAGATCGCCCCATAAAATTTCGTTGTCACTAGTATAAGGTGCTGGACCATATGCATTTTCCCACCATACTGGTTTCTTTGTAAAACCTAACATTTCCCATGGTCGACTGCCTGGATCATCAGTATCATAAAAGAGAATGTGATTACCTCTTGTGTGACCTAATAATAATGAGTCATCAACTCTGTTTGTTGCAGAACTATAATTCCATGTTTTCTTTTCTGAAGCACTATATGTTTGTGCTTTAAAATCTATTCTGTTTTGTGATACCCAATCTAAGAATGATGGTGCTAATAAGTTAATACATTCTTCTGTTGTATAATCTGTTGTTCTAAATTTACCTGGTATAACATCATACCAATGCATTGGTGGAGCAATATTAACTTTTAAATTATTATAGATACGTTTTTCAAATTCAAGTAAAATATCATCTCGTGAATCACCATATGACATTGTTCGTGATCCATCATGCCCTACAATTACAGTATGTGCAGTTGTATAAGTTGTATCTGTAACTATTTCTGGAAGATAACTATCATATAAACCTAACTTAGTTGGTGTTGCTGGCAAAAAGTTACCGGCAGTATTTCCATATTCTCTAATTTTTAATACATCACCAGATGATAATATTTTTAATATTATTACACGTGGACCATCTGTCGCCACAGTATAATCAGTATCTTTTACTAATAATATGTCATTTACATATATTGATAAAGCAAGAAAGTTAGCTTTAGTAAAATCATAAGTTTGTACAGTATCAAATATATCATCATCAGTTGGTGTTATAGTATATTTGGTTTCTGTAAACACTTCACCCATTGGTAATGTATCAGTCCAATAAAATGGTGAGTCTGGATTCATTCCTCTGTTTATATCATTCAATGCACCATCTAATTGTTTTGCAGTTGTATCACCTGTGTATTCTTTAGTTGATATTGCATCTAACAATCTTTTCTTAAATTTTTCATATTCGTTTCTAGAAAAGTCTAATGCATCAAAGAAATTAATATTTGAATCTTTACAGAATGTTGCCATAAATTGCATAGGAGCACTATGCTCAACAATTTGTACACCATAAGATTCATAATTGCCTAGGTTTCTAATATTATTACTACCAAGTATAGTACCGGATAGTTTTGGCGTTCTTTGTGCCATACCAACAAAATGATTTCTAATTGCACCCAGAGTAATTGTATCAAATGATTTATTAACAGCATTGTTTGCTAAGTTTAAAGGAACCTGATAATAGGCACCTTCTTTACTAACTTCTTTACTATTAATGAATACCTGTACGATATCATTTTTAGTTAGTGCCGATGCAAATGTAATTGATGTTGTTCCGTTAGTTGTTCTAGTACCAGTTGAAGATGTTATAGTAGTACCGATTGTAGATGTTATAGTATAAGTAGAACTATCTTTAAATTTATTATTAACATCAACATATACAGCATTATCATCTGTTGCATCATATTTTATATCACATTTTAATGTACTGGTAGTTGTTAATGTGGTTCCATCGATCTTAAAAGTAAAAACTTGTGGTTGTTTTGAATTAGTTTTTGCTTTTTGCCAACCACTTAAATCTGAATAAGTTGTTTTATCAGTATATTGTCTAGCAAATCCAATAGCAATATTTTTAGTAGAACTAGTTACATCAACTGTGGAAATAAAAGTATCCTTATAAAAATTATTATCAAATACAATATCTCCAACATTACTTACAGATTCATATTTTAATCTTAATCCTAAGATAGAATCAATATTGCCAGTACCGGGTGAATAGCTAAAAAGTTTTGTACCTACAAAACTACTACTTGGATATGCAGTTACATCAGATAAACTTTTACCGGCAGAATCAAAAATATCAAATAATGGTTGTTGATTCACTGCGGTCTTCTGTTGTCCTTGTATCCAATCAGTTCCGTTATATCTAAATGATTTACCTTGTAAAGTTACACCACTCTTACAATAAACAGAGGTATCTGTATTAATTAAATCAGATTCTAATACTAGATTGATAATCGGAACACTAGTTTGTCCTGGATCCATACTAATACCAACCGGATCTATTATTTCAACTTTATAAACTTTATTCTTAACAGTTGTATCATCATCATTAGTAAATATAATTCTTGACCCATCTAATAATTTAAATCCATCAACAGTATATCCTAGAGATCCATGTACATTACTAAGTGCATCAACCTGTGCTGTATCTATAATATCAACTGGTGCAATACCACTTGTACCAAAATCATATAATCTTAATCCTGATTTAAATTCAATAACTGGTCGTTTAGCTCGGTTAGCTTGATTAAGTACAGCCGGAACATTATTAATTTCCGCTGATTGATTAATAATATCAATATGAACCCAACGATTTGATCTACTCCATGGGTTTTGATCTGGACTTGCTCTGTTTATTGTAAAATAATCTAGAGCAGTTGGAGCATTTAGCGAACTATCATATGCTACACTATCAAAACCAACATCATCAAACGGTTTAGATTCACTAATTGTAAATGCTTCTGGTGTTTGAAAATCTGTTAAGGCTAATAATTTAATAGACGAACCACAGCCTTCAACATAAAATTCATTATCTTGATAACTTGTTGGTTCTGTTGGACCACGGAATATTATTTTTAGTCCGTTATTAAGTTTAACACCAGTTGGTGAGGTATATTGTATTTTACCAAGTATATCTGCAGTAACATCAAGTGTTTGTGCGGCATCACCCTCAACTAATCTAATAACACCAAATTTAGTTGCATCAGTTCCATCTTGATAATATAACGTATCACTAGTGGCTGTAATTAATGGCTGTTGCTGGAAAAAACCTTCTGCATCTTTATAAAAATGTTCATTATTAAATGTAGTTCCAGATTTAATGTAAACCTTAGTATTATTTGGTACTTCTTGAATTCTACTAAGTGATATAAATTGATTATCTGTAGAATCATCACTAAGATATTTAATTTTCCATATTGAATAACGTTGACTTTGTAAAGTTATTTCAACCTCTTTATCCCATACATCATCGTCATTATCATAAGTTACTCCATCAAATTGTTCTTGTGTACGCCACCCCGATTCTGCACCATCGCCAGGATTTTGATTTGTAAATATTATTGTTTTTCCATCAAGATCCTTAACACCATCGATTTCAATATCTTGTGCTATATCAATCGCAGAATCAAATGGTGTTACCCCAAAACCATTCATTACCTTGCCGTCGAAGGTAACGACGTCCTCGTCAAAACTAGTTAAGAATCTAAAATCTTCATTGGTTGTTCCCTCTGCTGTTTTAACATATCTGTTATTAATTTGATCAAATCTTAAATCAGTGACTAAATCTACATCATCGGTTTTAGTCATAGTTAAAAATTGATTTTGTGCATCAGCATCAGGTACTTTAAATGTAATAACACCGTTATCATCACCATTGTTTTCAACACCAAATACTTCTCTAGAACTTTGATTAGGTTGCCCTGGAACCGTTCCTGATGTGCCAGAATCAGTTTGGATATAAAAAGGATTTCCGGTTTGATTCACTGTGAATGTATAATTTCCGCCACGCATTAACGAAACGGTTGGGTTATCACCTTTTATCGTATCAAATGTGTACCCATCAGTACCACGTGTAATAGTATAAGCATCTTGCGAAACTAGATCAGTTAATTTAATATCAACAGAATCGGCACCGGCTGGTGTCCAATAATATTGACTAAAGTTAATAAATTTATCATAGTCAATTAATGGGTCCCAACTATAATATTCAGATGTAAATAATCTATTGTGTTTATTAGTATTAGCACTATGAGTCTTAAGTGCATCAACCATACCTGGGTAGGTTATAAGATCTTCTGTTTCATTTGTATTTGTTTTTTTATAACAAACAGTTGGTTCAAGTTGATAATTTTGTCTTGTTGTGTCGGGTTCTCTAACATAAGCATCGGCAGCCGATACACCTAGACCAGTTTTTAATCCAATGTATCCTTCTACTCTTTTTAATTGAGAAGGCTGTACTAACTGTTCCAGAGTAGCATTTAGAAACTTTTCATTCGTGGTTGTTCTAAATATCTCGGGTAAAAGATCTATTGTCTTTGTTCTAATTGCCATTCTTTTTTATAATACCTATTAAGTAATTGACTGTCTTAAAACAGTAGATGTTAATGCTGTGACTACTTCAACGTCAGTCACACCTGCCGCATTCATAAAAATTTCATCTGGTGAAGATTTAACTTCATATAAACCACCAAATGTCTTAGTTGGATCAGTTGGTACAATAACAACTGAACTAATAATATCTCCTAATTCACGATGTAAAAAAGCACTTAGTTCTGAAAAGTAAAATGTATCACCAAAGTCCCAATTATCTAGACTAAAATATTGATTTAGTGATTCTACTAATCTACTTTTAATTTCACCTTCACTTACTACAACTCCAATGTTTTTAATTACTTTAAACGAACCTTGTAATTCTATTGGCGCTTTAGGACCAAACATAGGTTTAAATTTAACACTATTCATTACTATATTATCTGATGCCATTTTATATTGATTTAATTTTGTATATGCTAAACTTAATTCATCTATAGTCGGACGAATAGGTTCAGTAACTGTACCCGTTGAATCAACAATATAATTTGTAAAATCTGTAGAATAAGTATTGGTAACTAGATATAAATCAATAATGTTAGTGTTTGCAGGATCAATTCTGCGTGTATTTGAACTATTATGTGAATATTGAAAATTAAAATCTTGTCTTCCGGTACTCTTGGTATAGTTTGTTGTCGCGGTTAATGTATATGTTGTACCAATAACAGATAATTTATAAAATTTAGTATCAGTGGTGGTATAAAATATTTGGCTGTCAGCATATTCTGTTTTTGCTGCCTCTGTTAATACTAATGTTGCATATAGTGTATTAACTGTACCTGATGCTAATGGAATAAATCTTTCTAGATTATCAAAGTCAGTTGTACGTTCGAAAAATACCAATTTACTTACTACATTAACTGTTGGATCAACAAGGGTTGTGAAAAAGTCTGGGTCATCAGCTACATTATCACTATCTTTATCTGCATAGCTTATTAATACCTTAAAGTTATCTATAAAACCGTCTTGTTCAACTTCTTGCCCAACAATATCTAATACTACATCAGTATCTAATGCATTATTTGAATCTGGTTTTGAATTTGATCTTAAAATATTAATGCTGTCATTTATTGTTTTTCCTGTTTTTGAATCGTAAACATTATCAGCGTCATCGTAAATAAATCTATTTTCTATTACACTTGCAAAATAATATTCTAATGATCTATATTTTGTTGTATAACTAATACCGTCAGTAGTAAATTGTGCTAACCAACTTGCATCAGTATTAACCTCAAGCGTAGTTTGTGCGTTGCCTGTTGAAAAATCAGCATCTTGATTTAAATTATTGGTACTAATAATATACCAAGTACCAGTAAGATGATCGTAACCTACACCAAAGTCTCTTAAAGCCTCTACCTGAGCAATAAGATCAGTTTCTAAAGTACTGGGTAAATCTGTTATTAGTCTAGGTATCACTTCAGTCGGTATTGCTGTAGATGGAATATATTCATTTAAGGTTACAGGACCACTGCCATCATCTAAATTACCAGTTCCAAAGTTAGTACCGTCTAATGTTAATGCTGTTACGGTTGTCCATATGACTAGCTTTTCACCTTGTTTAGATGGAGTACCTGACACTAATCTATTATTTGCATCAAAAAAGTAACCAACAGGTGGTTCAAATTTAATTAAACCATTTTCTCGTATATGTTTGTTGTTACTTGATGTGAATTCACTAATAGGCACAGGCGAACCTGATGCAGTATTTTTAAAGTAACCAGTTACAGAATTAACTATAGCGGTACTTTGTTTCCACTCAATACCACTTAAAGTTGGTCTAGTAAACTGATCATAATAAAAATGTACCATTTGTCTTGCTTTAAGAACAGGTTCTAATTGTGTTGTAATCATTGTGGCTATGTCATTGCTATCAATAAAACTAAATGTAAAAGTCGGAGTTTTTGAATCTCTATACATCATTCCGTCACTAGCAAAGATATTAGTGGATGAATATTTTCCTGTTGGATCTAATAAGTCTAGTTGTCTATTAACACCAACGCCGGTTCTAGCTATGGCCTTAGATTTTAGAATTGATGTAAATTCAGTAAAAGGAAAGTTATTGTAATCTTCACCATTTACCATACGGTTTTGTGTGTAAAATCTAGCCGGAGCCCTTTCTTTAATTTCAGTTAATGTTTCACGTGTTTTAGCATTTGATACGGCCTGTTGTAAACCTAATGTAAATGTAACAGTTTCTATCCTGCCAGATCTACTAGCATACGAAATTGGTATTTGAATACTTTGCATTTCGTTTGTATTAACAACATATTGTAATCCATTGCCTGATCTAACATATACACGATAGTCACCTATGGGTATTTTTGAAAAAGTGCCATCACCAAATATTATATCAACCTGGTCGTTAGATCTACTTTGAACTGCATAGACTTCTCTAGTTTCTTCTGCTGATGCTGTAGTTTCATCAGTATCAACAGCAAATATATTTTGAACCTGTTTCCATTCAGTTAATATTGCGTCATTATCTGTTAATTCGTATAACCAAACATCTTCATTATTAATACCATCAACATCAATATTAACTATTCTATTACTAATTCTATCTGCAATATTAAAATCTTGACTTAATAATTCGCCTTGTTTAAAATTAAAGAAGTATCCAGTATTTGCACCACCAAAGCCAAGTTGGTCATTACGATATAAAACATTAAATGCTCCACCGGGTTGTGGTGCTGGTTCATAAAGATATGTTTTACCAACACTACTTGCACTAGTAATTTCAAATGACATTGAGCCACCATTAATAGATGTTGAAAAACTTGCAATTGGTAATGATGTGGCTAAAGTATTCAAAGTATATTCATCTGTACTAATGCCTAGTAAGGATTGGTTATTACCAGAACTGCCATATTTTTGACTACTAATCATGGCGGCATTCATTATTGCGTTAAATTGTTCAAACCAGTCTGTATTTGTAACATCATTCCAGTTAACTGTAATTGCTTGTAAGCTATTACTATTAAAATCTAAGACATCTTCTGTTGTGCTGATTGATAGTATTTTTAGGAATCCTTGAGCATTTATATTACGTTTTGGTGTATAGCCAATTAAATTAGCTAACTTAATTACTGAATCTCTACGTTCTGCAGTATCCATAAAGTTTTCGCGAGTATTCATATCGTTGCGGAAGGCTAAACCCTGACCCATGAATGACATAAGATCCATTAATGCAATAAATTCACTTGATTCAGTGAAATCATTAAATGATTCAGGATAATATACTCTAAGATAATCAACGAAACTTTTTCTTATAGTTTCATAATCATAACTTTGAAAGTCTGCTTCTTTATATGTGCGATAGATTCTTTTCCAATCCTCAGCGCCAAATATTGATGTTTGTCTAGTTGTCTTAGCCATAGTTCTATTAGATACCTATATAATGTTAGTATTTATCAGAATTATAAACTGCGTATATTATATATTATAATAAAGCGATTGAATTATTATCAGGATTCAAAAATACACTAAGAAGTTGTGCTTCGGGTATGCCAACAAAGAATACTGAAATTTCTAATAGTATGCCAGAGTCTCTAGCATAAATTGCAATATTTTCTATTTTCATTCTAGGATCTTGTTCTATAGTTCTTCGGACTTCTTTTTCAATTTCATCTACGGTTTCGTCTGTAAGATTTTCAAATAGCAAGGACCATATAGTAGTACCATAGTTAGGTTTATGTAATTTTTCACCTCTGCGAATCATCAGGCTATTAAGAAGATCGCGTATTAATAAATCTCGGTCTTCTAAGCGAAATTTTCGACTTTCGTCTATTGTATTAAATCCGAAAAATGTTGCCATAGTTTAGTATTTATATTAGGTTCGTCTACTTGCATTTAATGCGGCAGAGATTCTACCATCTGTTAGAAAAGTCTTACTTATTTTACCAACTTGTTCTTGTACGGTATTAAATGTGTTTTCAGCCGGCCGCGGGTTAAATGAGGTTGATGTAGTAGTGCCTGCTACTCTTTGATTAACTAAATCAATACTGTGTTGCCCATTACGAATAGTTTGTAGGAATGCATTTCTATTCGTAGAATTAGCTGTTCTATTAAAAAATTGCGTTGCTGTATCACGACCGTGTTTAGTAGTTGCTAGTAATATTCCTCCAATATTTCTATCAGATTCGTTACCGTTTATAAAACCTTGACTCTGAACAAAGTCAAATTGTTTTACTAAATTGTTACCAGCAATAGAAACTTGTTTGCTTACATTTTGTGTTAAATCAGTGAGTGTTTTTAATCCCCCTGCTCCTGTGAAGACTGTTGGACTTGTTAACACCGATTCAAGTTTGGTTATATCAATACCAAATCCATCTTGTACTATTGCACTTGGATTCTGTAGGAAACGACTAACTACTCCAGGTTTTAAGATTCCGCCAAGTTCAAGATCTGTTGGGCTCAGTCCAAAAGCACCAAGTCCTTTATCAAGACTAATTTCGTCAGCGTTTTGTGCGGTGCCTTTAACAAGAGTGCCAAGTAAACTTTTTATATGATCTTTATCTAGAACTACTTTTCCATCTGTATTAATAATTTGTGTAGCCACATCTTTAAGTTCTTTATCGGCTTCGGTTGATTCTTCTTGTGATAGTGTTTCATCTGTTCCAGGTGTTTTACTTTCAGCATCAGCTCCCGCCTTAGCACCATCCGTATCTGTTTCTACTTCAGGTTCAGCCGAAGTTGTACTATCTACAGATCCTTCTACACCCTTGTTATGCAAACTTCCAAATTGGCCCCACGGTTCGTGTGTTGGTCCCCGAGTAACAATACTTTGTAATATTCCTGGTTGTGCAGTCCACCCTTTTTCAATATCAAATGTAGAATCTGTTAATGATGTTTTTGTCATACCTGATACTTTACTAACACCAGAAGCACCACCACTATTTAAAAGTATGCAACCAGCTTCAGCAACAAATTTACTACCACCATTAATAGATACAGAACTACCTTTACATGCTAATGTGCCATTAGCATTAACATGTACAGCACCACCATGTAATTTTACAGAACCAGTTGATTTAAGTTCAACAGCACTATCACCTTCTATACCTACCACAGGTGCATTTAAACTAATTTTACTTCCAGCAAACATATTAATTTCTTTGTCGGCATGTAAATTAATTGTACCTTGTGTTCTAACATTAACTGAGTTTGTAGAAAATACATCTAATGTACCTTCTTTGCCCAATTCTAACCATGATTGTCCATTGGCATGTTGTATGTAAAGGCACTCACCACTGTCAGATAATAATATTTGGTGTCCGGTACTACTACGTAATCTTATGTGTTTGTCTTTTTTGTCAAAATCACCATCATCCATGATAAAACTATGACCACCAGTACGGCCAATAACTTGAGTACTTTCTTTGCCCGCTTTTATAGCCTCGCCAGGAGTAGATATTCCATAAACTGTTGATGGCGATTCTCGTTGACTATTACTTCCTATAGGCCCGCGTATTATATCTGATATTGTGCCTTGACTAAATAATTCACTAAAAAGCACATCATGAACCGGTTTTTCTTTATCAAAATATCTCGGATCATCAATAAATGCCGCATCTAATTCTGTGATTTCAACTGTAGGTATTCTAGATATATCAGCAATTTTATTTGTTGTTTCGGCTTTAACAAAATTTTCAGTAGCCCCTATTGCCGGAACCATATGTGTTAACCCAGGTTCTGGTATACACCCTACATAAAAACCTTGGTTTGGATTTCCATCAACAAAAATACATATTACTCGGGTTCCGATATCGGGTGGTGTAAACCACATGCCATAACTATGTCTGTTGGCAGCGACAAATTTCCCTGGGCCTTGTACACCTTCTTCTATTTGCTCTTTGGTGTGTACTGATGGTGTTATACCATAAAAAGGACTAAGATAACTTATTGTACGCCAATGTTCTTTGTCATCTTGGCTATCAAGACCGCCGAAGGATTCAATAAAAACCTGTAGTCTTCCTGAACGTGTAGGATCGATATTATTTTTAACAATACCAATAAATGGACCACTTTCAGCAGGAACCCCACCTTTTCCAGCCCTATAGGCTCTAGTTGTACCTGTACCCGAAGCTCGATCAATTGCCATAATTAATTACCTGTCGCATCATCGTTTGCATCGCGGAAATTATCAACTGTAACTACACCTGTAGGAAGATTTCCTCCTTGAACTGTAGTAAAAAATCCCGGAGTTTTTATTCTTCTTGTTGATTTAGATGCTGTAGCATCAACGTTCACATTGTTTAAAGGTATTACATTATTAGATGCAGTTATGCGTGCCTGTGAACCACCAGATTGTTTTTTACCTTGGCTCCTAGCTAGTCGTGCTTTCTCTGCCGCACCTGGTCTAGAGTTATGCAATATTGATTTTGAATTATCTATGCGACTTACACGTTTAGTTGCATCAGCGGATGGTAGTAGATTAGCTTTACTTCTAATTTGTTCATTTCTAATGATGGTATCAGCAAACTCTTTTTCTGTCATGTTACTGCAGTCAATAGTAAATGTACCTCCTCTGAAGTTACATCTAAATTCATTAACTTGATATATTAAGCCATTGGTACCAGTTGCTTCTACTTCAGCATCTGATTTTACAACTAAATCTTGTATATCAGCTAAACCTGTTTGATCATTATAGTCTGACATAGTTTTAAAATTAAGTTCAATCATCAATGGACTACCGGTATTATTAATAGACCCATCTTGTTCTATAAATGGTTGGGGTGTAAGCTGATGTACAGGATAAAATATTTCACTTTGTAGAATATAATCAGGGTCACCGATTATTTCTATATTTGCTGTTTTATAGTCGCCTCTACTGTATAAGTTCCCAGCCGCCGATGCACCTGGTATGGCATTTGTGCCACCAAGTTGCTGTGATTCCGTGCCTTCTGCTTTAAATTCTTTTGGCTGTACAGATTCTGCTTGTTTATCTCCAACTTTCGCTTGGTTCACAGGAGGTTCTTCTCCTGTGACTATCGCAAAATATGACGCCACCAGGTCTGCTTTATACTCTATAACTTCTGTATTTTTTCCTGTAAACCAATAGTCATATTTTTTATGAGTACCTAGAAAGGCCTTCTTCAAAAAGTAGGTACTTTGAGCATCTGCAATTTCTTTTGCATTAACAATATATTCTATTTCATAAGCATAACAACCACGTACTTCGTCATAAGCATATGGAAGTACTCTAGAAGTAATTTGGAACCAAACTAAAGGTTTACCTGTTGCTGATAGATTATCTTTGCTGGTTTTAGTCTTAGGGTGAATTTTCTTTACAGATTGCTCTGTAATATATGTACTACTTCTAATACATTGTTCTAATAATTTAACTAATTTAATACCAGCTTGTATAGTATTTATTTGTGCTGTTTTGTTTATATGATTTTTCTCAGGCTCGGCCGTACCTTTTACTTCTTTATCTAACATCGCATATTTTGTTTTATCTCTATGTGATGAAATCCAACTATCTTGAGATAATTCTGCATTGCCAATACCATCTAAAAATGTTACTTTAAATATATCGGGTTGACCAACTGTTCCTTTTTTGCCTAATTTTTCTCTATTAAATTTATTTAAAGCATCCACAACGCCAGTTCTTATAAATGTTCCTTCTTGAAACCCCAAGGATGCCAGATTAGCTTTTCGTGCCGTACTATCACCTTTTATGCCAGCTTGCCTACCCAGTAAAAAATTAGGAACACCCTGACTCGCTCTGGTTGTTGTAGAGATCGCAAGACTATTTCCTTTTGTGCGTTTACCGTCCTTCTTTGCCTCCCTTCCCAGCGTTTGGTCAACTTTGCTCTGGGCTTTGGCATTTTTTCTTTGCTGGGCGGCAGACACAGCGAGTTTTTCTTGAGTAGCACCTGCTGTACTATTAAAAATATCTTCTAATGTCGCTCCGGTTATTTCGAGATTATAGGGTATTACTTGGAATTTTTCAAGTAATCCCAATGATGCCGCCGGTAATGCTTTACAAGAATATGTTGCGGCGCCGCCTGCAAGTTCTGTCTTAATATGGGCAAACATAAATGGTATATATTTTTCTGCTAGTTGATTTTGATCATTCTGGTCAATTCCGCCGACTCTTGTACTACCAGGTTTTTGTATAGTTGATTGTCCGAATTCATCTTCTCCGCGAAATTCAATAACCATAAGATAATGTTGTTTAGCCATATCAACCATACCAAGTTTCTGAGTTGCTTCTCTTAATTCATTGAAGAATCTATATCCAAATGGTTCAATAATATCAAAATTAAGTTCGAAAAGATTAGATGGCGACGATGTGGTTTTACCTGAGAGTTGACCGTGTAATTCCACATTATCTATATAATAATCTAATTTAAATGGAGAGTCAGCCTGGCCGGCAGTATCGGCTTGTCCGCCAGTACCACCAGTACCACCACTTTCAACTATTTTCATTAATTGGCTGGTATCTTTATTTCCATCAGGATCTAACATCATATCTCTATATTGTTTCATTGTTTGAAGAAATAAAGTGAATTTATATGTTTGAGTAGCTAGTCCAGATAAGATATTTGGTTTTGGAGTGATAGTATTTGCTTTTTTTAATTTATTAAACTTGGCAAGTTCTTCTGACGCAAAGCCACCAGTGTCGTCGTTAGGACTCCCAATAATTTTAGGGTCAGCTATAGGAACTCTCTCTTCTCCACGTTGAAATTTTCCGTCAAATACCTTTGTCTCTTTCCCAGTAACAGGATCAACTATTGTTGTTGTTCTAAAACCTTCATCTATATTACCAGTTTCTAAATTTTCATCAGATAAATTACTACGTGTGTCTGGAAATTTTTCAGGATCATTAGTATTTTGGGCAACACTTGTTGTGTTAACACCGAATGCTCTTGGGTCTCTGACAAGTTCTGCCTCAACTTGTCGGTGAATAGCTGTACGTTTTCTAATTTCATTTTCCTGGTCACCTGGACGAATTACTCTTTTAACAAGAAACCTGTTGGCTTCCTCAGCTGTTCTTGTACTTCCAAAGCCTTTTCGTTTTGCGGCGGCAATTATAAAACTAGCATTTTCTGTTGGGTTTGTTGCTAGAACTTTTGCTTCAGCAATAGAAATACCCTTTGCATTTGCAAAATCAACACCCATTCCACCATTAAAGTTTAATTGAAATAATCCTACACTATCATCTCTACTACTAGGATTAAAGTTTTTTATCCCTGGATTTAAAGAACTTTCTTGAATAGAATTCGCGACTAACGCAGTGGCTTGAATGTCACTGAGTCCTTCTTTTTTTGCAAGATTAAAAATTAAGTCGGCAGTGGCCTGGTTTTGGGCTACTACTTTATTTGCATTAGCCATCTGTTAAATTCCTAATGATATTTGTAATGTTTCCATTGTTGGAAGGTATATTTTAACACCTTCTGCAAATCCCCAAATTGGATCATTAATTGTATTTGGATTACGCTGAGCAAATACCCACCATAAACTAGCATCATCGTAGATATCATGTGCTAATAAATCTGGTCGGTAAGCATAAGTTCTGTTAATTATCATTTGAGTGTCTGTTGCTAATTTAGGTATAGGTCTATTTTCCATAATATCTAAAAAATTTTCAGAAATAATTGTAGCATGATATGGACTAGTTAAAGAATATCTTGTTGCCATTACCAGTGCCCTCTTAATTTACCAGCCGCAAAATCTTTGAGACTAAATTCATTTGTCTGTTTTGCTCTGCTGACTATTGGAATTAATGTTATTGCTAATTCAATTTTTGTTGGAACATAATTAGCACCTAATTGAGAAGGTGATACTGAACCACCATTAAAGCCTCCTAAAATAGATCCAATTCTATCTGTCACTCCTCCAAATGGATTATTAAACCCAAGAAGATTACTTGCTAATCCACCAAGTCTCGCCACATTCCTATTAACACCAGCACCTAATAATCTGCTTATGCCTTGATTAAATCCCCCTTTAACACTTGATATTGCATTTTGTATTTGGAAAGGATTACCAGTATTTGAAGTATTTGTCGCTGTTCTAATATAATCTACATTATCTGGGAGATTATAGTTGAATTGAGTATTTAAGCAAGTTAGATTATCAAATTGTGCATCACCAAACCCATTTAAAAATATTAGTGGTGGTGGCATTCCTTTATTATCATCTTGTCCGTAATACATTTTAGTTGTTGCTTTAAAAAAGTGTATTGCGGCCATTAAATAAGATGCTTCTTCAGAACTCTGTGCTGTAAAAGTAGCATTTACTTGTACATCACTAACTTCACTACCTTGATAAAAAAATGCCGGATGGTTTGCATGAGTTAATGTTGTTTTATTATAATTTGCTCGATAGTTTATTTGTATTTGTGGAGTATAGGGAAATATTACTCCGTCTGTTGAATTCAATGGTGCCATTATACCAGCATATAAATCTTTGGCGCCAGGGCCTAAACTCATTCTAAAACGCCAGTCTGCATTAGAAGCCGCACTAGATGATCTTAATTCTCTAACACTAGGACTAACTTTTTCACCAACAGAATTTAATCCTGCTTCAATTTGAAAAAATTGTGATGCTGTTCCTGTTTGTGATGCACTTGGCAAAGAAGAACTAGCTGCCCCTTCTGCAGTATTTCCTGCCTCTTGCGAAGCTAAAAATTGCGCGGCTTTAACATTTGCATTAGTATCTACATCGGCCATATTTTTTATTTCCTAAAAGTATACTGTATTTACCTGCAGAGTAATAACCCAATATAATACATGTAAGAAATAATACACGTAAGTCGTTGATTACCTAAAAGGTTGCGAACTCGGCAAAATCATGTATAATTATAAACATAACAAGGAGAATTCTGTGGCCGGCCCTAAGAGAGTAAATTATTTAAACAACAAAGACATTCTAAAAGAAATTCATAAAAGTAAAACTACATATTGTAGTTTTGCTGGTCATGACAAAGATCATCGATTTGATATTATTGTTCTCGATGTAAAAAAAATTAATAAAGCAAGAATTAAAGAAGCTAAACAACTGAGAATTGTTAGAATTAAAAAAGAAACAGGCGAAATAATTAAACCGAGACAAATAGAAGATACTGATTTAATATTTCGTGTTATGACTTGGGAACATATTCCTAAAATACCTAAAAAACCAACTAAAGCACAATTGAAAAAACGTGCTAGATTAGAAGAATTGTTTGATGATGAAGAACTTCAAAGAGATTATGGTGATGAATACGGTATTACAGAACAAGTACATGTTAAAGTAAACTTCCCTCCTTTTTATCATTATAAAATTAATGATGCAGGAGAACCTATAGTAATTGGTAAAAGTCATTGGAATGGGGATGTAGAAACAGGACATTTTGATGTTGAGCGAGGGGCCATGACTCCTAAGTTAGCACACATGTTTATTAAATTATGTGAACGTTATGCAACACGAGCAAACTGGAGAGGTTACACTTACAATGATGAAATGCGGGGTCAAGCCTTATTACAATTAAGTCAAATCGGTCTTCAATTTGATGAATCTAAGTCACAGAATCCATTTGCTTACTATACGGCCGCAATAACAAATTCATTTACTAGGGTATTAAATTTAGAAAAGAAACATCAAAATATTAGAGATGATATTTTAGAAAACGAAGGACTTAATCCTAGTTGGACTAGGCAATTACAAGGCAAAGGGGAACGCGAAGAAGAAATTAATAAACGGATAAGACATATTCGAGGGGATTTTGTTAAAGGAGAGGATGGATACGTAGAGAAAGATAATTCGACCAAATGAGTAATCTTTTTAAAAAAGTGGCGGTGTTCACCGACATTCACCTTGGATTAAAATCAAATAGCCAACAACATAACGAAGATTGTACTAACTTTATTGATTGGTTTATAGAAAAAGCCAAAGAAGAAGGCTGTGAAACTTGTATTATGATGGGTGACTGGCATAATAACAGAGCGGCCATAAACATTGTTACATTAAATTATAGTTTAAGAGCAATTG